CAAAAAGCTTGACTCTATACTGTTTTCGCCCATACTTATAAATAAGAAACAAGCTTCCCCACCCGCTCCAAACTGCCAGTCATCGGTAGCCGCACACGGGTAAATGTGCGGGTGATCAGACGTTAGGCGCAGATGAGATGACAGCGCCGGACAGCCTGGAAAGACAGGCACCACAGGAAATGGGATCGTGGGGCCGGCGGCCCTTGGGTGGAAGTAGATATGCCTAGCGACCCATTCCCTGTGGTGAATGCGCAGGCTGATGCGCAATGCGTGGCGCGGCATGGATGAAAACGCGCGGCTGCCCTATAGACGGGAGTAACAGCGTCCTAGAACTAATGCAAAGCCGGAGATCAGCACCGGCCACCACAAAGTGTCTCCCCTCCAAGATGATCTTGGACTTCGCCCGTTACGGCGGGCTCTTTTTATACGAGGTGTGTGTGAAGGTTTACTGCAAAGTTGATGGTGAACTTCGTGTTTACAGCGTCGAGACCAGCAACCATGAGGCAGCAATCGCCGCCGTTCGGTTTGCTGAGGGTGGAAAGTCCCGCCCCATCTTCGCAGTCATACCCAGCCAGACCGCAAAGCAAGCAATGGCAGCATGAACGTTTCGCTCGACACCATCCGCGACTGGCTAGCATCCAACATGCCCAGCTTGTCATCGGAAACAGAGAATATGAGCGAGAGAGAGTGTCACGCTAGGCTCTGTGAGTATGTCGAGATGGACTACGAGTACGGCGAGCTGGTGAATCTGCGGGTACTGCATCGGAAACTGAAGCAATCACATTTTGGAGGGTAGGGGATGGAATACATGGGTAGAGACATGGCGAAGCGCTGGGGTGGTTTTTACGCAATCAAGCGCGGTCACATCACCTTCAACGAAGGGGCGCGCCCGTTTAACTTTACGATTAATTGGCACAATGGCTTGTTCGTGTATGTGTTCCTCTTTGGTCGTCGTTGGTCGCATCTCTGGGGTGGTAGGAGTGCAAAATGAAGTGGTGGCAGTACTTTTTCATCATTGCGGCAATCTATGTTGCGCCGCGCGTGAGTGAGAGCGTAGCAATGTGGATTGCTGCGGCCATGACCCTGTGTGGCCTCATCGCTTTGTTTCGCAGCGAATAGTCAACGCACTTTGGAGGATAGGGATGTTCGCAATCGGATTGGTTCTGTTCGTCATCTGCTTCATCGTACTGCGCAGCGATTCGCGCCCGGCGTACGTGCAAAAGTACGGTGACACCCGCACGATCGACTACGTTGCCGGCCCTGGCTTCCTGCTCGGTATTGGCCTGATGCTGGCATCTATTGCCAAGCTTGCATTTAGTGCGCTGCCTTGAGGTGACTATGGAATACTTCTACGCCTTTGTCGTCTACGTGCTGATTGTCGGCGCGATCCTGACTATTTTCCGCGTGAACGAGCCGCAGCATGGTTGACCACGAACTCTTAACGCTCGCAGCACGAGCAGCAGGCATCACGCTCACCTGGCCTGATGGAGAGAACGATCACCCAAGGGTGACGGATAAGGATGGGGCGGTGTGGATATGGAATCCGGTGGAGTTCCCGGGCGACTGTCTCCAGCTTGAAGTTTCGCTTGATCTGAACGTAATGCCAAATAGAGATTGCGTGGACGTGTACCCGGCGCGCAGGGTCTATGTGGTCGAAAGGTACAACAGCCATGACGGGGACAAGCTAAAGGCGCGCATGATGGCTTCTACCCGAGCAGCCGCAGAGATTGGTAAGACGATGAAGGAGTAGGGGATGAGTGCAAGCGAACCAGTGTTGCTGATTTCTGGCCTTATCATTGTAGATGCGTGCATTTCAATGTGGCTAGGCATGGCGATTGGTAATTATGTCGAGAAGAAGTGGGATGCATTCCCCGGCCATGGCGTGATAGCCGTGATACTGCTGCAGGGCTTATTGCTGTGTGGCGCCGCATATTGGTAATGTAACAACGAGGCCGGATACGCTGCGAAGCGCTCCGGAAGAGAATGAGCGACAGTAAAGTAGAGGGAAATACTAAAAAACTCCCGCCGAACGCTGGCAAGGGACGCCCAAAGGGTTCTGCGAACAAGACAACGCAGGCCGTCAAGGATGCAATCGCCCAAGCTGCCGACGAGCTAGGCGGCGCCGCCCGATTGGTCGCATGGGCACAGGAGGAACCTCAGAACGAGCGAGCCTTCTGGACTAGCATCTATCCCAAGCTCTTGCCCCTCCAGGTGAATGGCCCCGGCGAGAACGGTGAGCACCTGGTGAGCGGCATCACGATCACTCTACGCAAGCCGAATGAGTCAGCTTGACATAGAGTTCCCCGAAAAGCTCGGCTTCCTCTTTGAGCCGCACCGCTACAAGGTGGCCCGAGGTGGTCGAGGTAGCGGCAAGTCCTGGTCATTCGCCCGGGCAATCCTCATCCACTGCATGCAGAAGACAACGCGCGTCCTGTGTACGCGTGAGGTGCAGAAGTCTATCCAGCAGTCCGTTCACCAGCTCCTGAGCGATCAGATCGAGGCGCTAGGGCTGCAATCCCACTTTGAGATCCTGCAGACCGAGATACGCGGGCCTAATGGCTCGTGCATCTACTTCTCAGGCCTGTCCGATGTGACGGCTACTAGCCTGAAGTCGTTCGAGGGCGTCGACATCTGCTGGTGTGAAGAGGCGCAGACCATCAGCGACAAGTCTTGGAAGACGCTGATCCCGACGATCCGTAAGGAGGGCTCTGAGATATGGGTAACGTACAACCCTGAGCTTGAGACTGACCCGACGCACGACCGCTTCGTGACCAATCCGCCGCCTGATTGCGTGTCGGTGCTCATGAACTGGTCAGACAATCCATGGTTCCCCGCTGTGCTCGACCAAGAGCGTCAGCATGCCCAAGCGACCATGCGCCCCGAGGACTATAACCACGTATGGGAAGGTATGTGTAAGCCTGCCGTCGAGGGCGCCATCTACTTTGAGGCGATGTCGCAAACCGTGCAGGCTGGCCGCATCCGTGATGTGCCGCACGATGGTTCGCTGAAGACGCACGTTATCTTTGACTTGGGCATGGCTGACAGCATGACGTTGATCCTGGCGCAGAAGGTGGCGTCTGAGGTTCGAATCATCCACTACATCGAGGGTACGCAACGCATCCTGGCTGACTACAGTGCCGAGCTGCGCGCCCTGAGGCTTGACGATCAGCCGATGAATTGGGGGAATGTCTACCTGCCGCACGATGGCTTCCACACGCGCCACCAGACCGGCAAGGATGACGCCACAGTGCTCCGTGGCCTCGGCTGGAACGTGCAGCCCGTACCGCAGGCACACGTGAACACTGGCATCGACCGTGCCCGGGAAGTGTTCCCGCGCGTGTACTTCCACAAGGACCGCGCAGCCAGGTTGATCGAGTGCTTGAAGCGCTATCGCTGGAACATCAGCCAGAAGACTGGCGAGGGCGTGACGCCTCTGCATGACCAGTATTCGCACGGTGCCGACGCCTTCCGTTACCTCTCGCTTGTGGCCGATCAGCTGAGCAATGATGAGTGGGGCGGCTCTCTCAACTACAAGACGATGGGGTATGCATGAAGCCACACATCAGGCTAATCGAGCGCGGCGAGTATCGCGGCGACTGGTACAGGATGAGCATCAAGGGCGCAATCTCTGAGTACATTGCTGTTGTAAGGCCAGGTGAGAACACGTGGGACGCTTTGGCAAAGCAGCAAGAGGTTTATGTCGGCTGTCTCAGCAACACAGCCACTGCTTAAATAGCTACAGCTTATTAATAATCGGCAATACGGTAGAGTTTCCGTATATAATTTAGTCAAACAACCTTTTGGGACAACGCTGTGAAGCGCCTCCCTAGAATATGGCCCGACTGACAGACGACGAGCTATTAGCGTTGACCGATGCCGAGATGCAGGATGCGCAAAGCTACTGCGGCGGCAACGGCAAGCTTGCAACTGAGCGACAACGCGCAGAGTATTACTTCCACGCCCTCCCCAAGGGCGATCTTGCGCCGCCTGAAATCGAAGGGCGGTCTTCTGTCGTCGATACCACTGTGCGCAATACCGTCCTTGGTATGCACGCGCCCCTGGTCAAGGTCTTCTGCGGCACTGAGAACGTGGTGGAGTTCGCTGCGACTCAGCCGAGCGACGAAGAGAAGGCCAAGCAAGCCACTGAATATCTCAATTACCTGTTGCGCAAGAAGTGCAGCGGGTACGAGGTCATCTACACCTGGATATTTGACGCGCTGAAGTCGAAGAAGGGCTTCATCAAAGTCTGGTGGGATGACACGCCCATCGTGACCGAGGAAGAGTACACCGGCCAGACCGATGTGCAGCTTGCTCTGCTGTTGGATGACGATGAGGTCGAAGTCGTCGCGCAAAAGGCATATGAGGACGAGGACGCAGCCAAGGCTAAGGCAAAGCAGCTTGAGCAGATGCAGGCCCAGCTTGCACAAATGGCTCAGGCAGCGATGCAAGACCCGAACGCAGCCCAGCAGGCGCAACAGGCTCAGGCACAGCTAGAACAGTTTGCCTCGCAGCCGGTGCCGATGCTGTATGACGTGACGCTGAAACGCACGAAAGCAAACGGTAAGCTGTGCGTCGAGAACGTGCCGCCTGAAGAGATGTACGTCTCCCGCTCGTGCAAGCATATTGACGATGAGACGTTCAAGGCGCACAAAGTCATGCGCACTATCGGCCAGCTCAAGGCTAGCGGTTACAAGAACGTAGACAGCATCCAGACTGACGACGCGCAGCCTACGCCTGAATCGGTGGAGCGCGACCAGTTCGGCTCGACGTACGCACTGACTTCGCCTAGCGAGATGCAAGATCCCGACTCTCGCCGCGTGTGGCTGGAAGAATGCTATATGCACGCCGACATTGAGGGTCGTGGCCGCTCGCTGTACAAGGTCGTGCGTGCTGGTGGCCGCATCCTCGATTACGAGAAGGTTGACGCGAACCCGTTCGTTGATCTTGCATCGATCCCGCTGCCGCACCAGTATTTCGGCATGTCGCCGGCTGACCTGGCAATGCAGGCACAGAAGGTCAAGACGAGCCTAAAGCGCGTCATGCTGGACAACATGTACTTGCAAGTTAATGGCCGCACAATTGCCGTTGAGGGCCAAGTCAACCTTGATGATCTGCTGAACTCGCGCCCCGGTGGCGTAGTTCGCGTCAAACAGGTCGGTGCTGTAGGCCCGCTTCAGCAGGGCATGAGCGATATGTCGGGCGCCATGTCGCTGCTGGAGGCTACCGAGATCGACGCGGAAGAGTCCACAAAATACTCGCGGCAGACGCAAGGCGGCAACATGCAGCTTGCGCAGACAGCCACGCAATCAAACATCGTCACCAATCGCGCAGATCAGGGCGTCGAGATGATCGCACGCACGATGGCGGAAACTGGCTTCACGCTGCTGTTTAAGAAGATGCTGCGTCTCGTGACGCGTCACCAAAATAAAGCCGAGCAGGTGCAGCTGTCTGGCGGCTGGGCGAACATCGACCCGCGCGAGTGGAATAGCCAGTTCGACCTGACCATCAACGTTGGCCTCGGCACTGGCAACAAAGACCAGCAGGTTGCGCACCTGAACATGCTGTTCCAGCAGCAGATGGCCGGCCTCCAGATTGGCACCGCCACGCCGGAGAACGTCTACAACTCTCAAGTGAAGTTCACCGAGGCACTCGGCTTCAAGTCGGGTGACGCCTACTTCACGAGCCCGAAGAACATGCCGCCGAAACAGCCGCAGCAAGACCCGGCCATCGTCAAGGCGCAACTGGACGATCAGGCGCACCAGCGTGAGATGCAGCTCAAGCAGCAGCAGGCACAGATGGATGCGCAACTGAAGCAAGAGGCAGCACAGATCCAGGCGCAGGCGCAGATGCAGATCGACCAGTTCCGCCAGCAGGCAGAGGCCGAGAAGCACGCACTCAAGCTGCAATACGAGGCGCAGTTCAATCAGCTGAAGGAGCAGAACCGCGTGGCGGAACGTGAGCAGGAAATCGCCTTCCAGCAGTACAAATTGGACCGCGAGATCGACGCAAAGATCGTCATCGCGCAGATCGCAGCGAAGCAGCAGCAAGACGCCGCACTGCAGGCCGCCGAACAACAAGCCAATGAGGATGTAGCCGCCGATGGCAACGCTTGAACAACGAGTTTATGACGGCGTCAAGGCCCGCGAAGTGCTGGAGAACGAAGCCTTCGCACAAGCCTTTGCCGACATTCGACAGGAGATTACGAAAGCATGGATGGACTCACCAGCCCGCGACGTAGAGGGCCGCGAAAAGCTGCACACGATGTTGAAGCTGTCCGACAAGCTGCAATCGACGCTGGAAGCAGCAATGACGGACGGGAAGATGGCGAAGCTGCAGATCGAGCATCAGGCAGCGCAGGACGCGCGGGACAGAGCGCAGGGCGTCAATGTGAATGGCTGGCAGTCGTGACCGCAGCACGTGCCGAGAAGCGTCACGTTGTCCGCGTGTGGCATCCCGAAGCTGAGGGCGATCTTCTCGACCTCGGCAGCGGCATCAACGCAGATATTCAGGTGGGCGATCCCGCTTACCAGCTAACCAGCGGCGAAATCGTCGCACTTGGATAATCCATAGGAACCCATGCACCCGAAATACTGGAAACGCAAGGCGCAGAACTACGTGTTCCGCGATGAGGCAACGGACGGCACCACTGGCTCGACTGGTGGCGGCGCACTTGATGCACATGGCGCCGCAGAGGCATTTGGCGCAATCCTGGGCGGCGACGAGCCAAAGCTAGAAGCAGCCGCCGAGGCGAAGAATGATCCGCCCGCTGACGAAACCGAAGAGGCAGCAGCCGAGCGCCTTGTGGCTGAAGCGGCAAAGGGCGACGAGAAGCCCGAAGGTGAGCAAGCTGCAGAACCGCAGAAGTTCACCATCAAGGTAGACGGCAAGGACGTAGAGCTGACTGCTGACGAGGTGGCGGAGCACTACAAGAACGGCCTTCGCCAGCAGGATTACACGAAGAAAACGATGGAGGCGGCTGAAACACGCAAAGCCGCTGACGCAGAAGTACAGAAGGCGAGGGCGCAGCGTGACGAGTACGCCGCCAAGCTGGAAGGCTTCAAGAGCCAAGCTGATTACGAGATTGCGAACCTTAGGGCGCATCTCACCCTTGAATTACTGGACTCCGATCCAGTTGAGTACGGGCGCATCAAGCACATCGTTGAAGAACGACAAGTGCAGTTGCAGCAGGCTCAGCAGGAGTTGGGCCAGATTGACGAGCAGCGCAAGTACGAGAAGGCTGAGGCCGACCGTCTTTCCATTCAGGACCAGCACGAAAAACTCGTCGCCAAGGTGCCTGAGTGGAAAGACCCGGCCAAGCTCAAGGACGGACTGGCAAAGCTCGGTGAGTACCTGGCGCAGGAAGGCTATGCGGACGATTCGGCAGACATGCCGCGTCACCTGCAAGTCCTGATGGCTAAAAAGGCGATGGAGTACGACGCCTTGATGGCCCGCGCTAAGGAAGCTACCAAGAAGGTAGCCGCAGCACCCGCCAAGGTGGAGCGCCCCGGCAATACCGAGAGCGTGAAGCCGACAGATGGGCGCACCTCTGCCATGAAGAAGCTCGCTGCTACCGGCTCGATTGCCGATGCCGCAGCGGTTTTTGGGCAGATCTATACCTGACCTAACTAAACCTTTTCATACGCCGTGAGGCGCTAGGAGAAAACAATGGCTGCACCAACCAATACCTTTACCTCGGCATCTGCCGTTGGTAACCGCGAAGACCTGGCCGATTTCATCGACCGCATCACCCCGTCGGATACCCCGCTGTATTCGATGATCGCCAAGAACAAGGCAACCGGCATCACCCACGAATGGCAAGTGGACGCCCTGCGCGCTGCTGGTTCGAACGCCCAGGCTGAAGGCGACGACTCGACTGCAACCGCCGTCACCCCGACCGTGCGCCTGAAGAACACCACTCAGATCCTGAAGGAAGTCGCTTCGGTGTCGGGTACTCAGGAAGCCGTGGACAAGGCCGGCCGCAAGTCGGAGATGAACTACCAACTGGCGAAGAAGTCGGCGGAACTGAAGCTGGACATCGAGTACGCCTTCACCCAGAACAACGTGACTGCCGCTTCGCCGCGCAAGCTGCGTGGTCTGGTGGGCTGGATGGGCGACAACGTCAACGGCGGCGCCGGCTATGTCGCCCCGAACTACACCACCAACGTGGCGCAGACCGATGGCACCCAGCGCGCCTTCACCGAGACGATGCTGAAGGACGTGGCGCAAAAGGTGTACGCCGCCGGCGGTCGTCCGACTGTTCTGATGATGGGCACCACCCAGAAGCAGACCTTCTCGACCTTCACCGGCAACTCGACCCGCTTCAAGGACGCTGATGATCAACTGGCCGCGTCCATCGACGTGTACAAATCGGACTTCGGCACCTACAAGGCGATGATCAACCTGCAGCAGCGCGCACGTGACATCTTCCTGCTCCAGCCGGACAAGCTGGCCGCCTCGGTGCTGCGTCCGTGGGAAGTGTCGGATCTGGCAAAGACCGGCGACA